CGGCTACTGCCTTTCTGCTTTGATACGGTATATTTCAGAATCATCTTCTTCGCCTTTCTTTTCAGATTCTCTATAATGTAATCTGGTTCTAACTTGCATAAAATACTGAACCAGTCAGAATAAAAGAACCGTTCCAGTTCTGTGATATTGCAGTTTGTTGTCGGGGTGATAAACCCTGCCAATAAACTGAAATAATCGTCTACAGCCTGTTCCACAATCCCGAATCTGAGATTTTCCAGTCCAATGTCATGCAAGTTTCGTCCCCCCCCATTACATAGACCTCCGTTCGGCAATCTCTGCCATCTTCGCAGCGTTCAGACGGGTATCGCCATGAACACGGGAGTAAGACAGGTAACCGTTCATGCGGTCAATCTTCGTGAGGTTGGTGCTTCCACAGACCGGGCAAACATCCATCTCAAGTTCCTGGTGTCCGCAGTCATCACAATAAGCAAGGGAGAGGTTCACACCTTCGTAAAAACCAAGCTGCATTGCTCTGCGAACCAGAGTCTTGACTGCTTCACGGTTATAGGAAATCGGATAGCGAACGTACTGAATCTTGCCGCCGTTGAACATATCCCAGAAACGTCCTTCAAGGTTTTGCTTTTCAATCGGAGTTAAGTCCTCTGTCACATGACAGTGGAAGGAATTGCTCACATACGGGCGGTCAGATACATTTTCGATAATGCCGTACTTCTTACGGAACTGCTCAATCTGCAAACCACACAGGCTTTCAGCCGGGGTTCCGTAGATTGCGTACAACCAACCGTCCTCATTCTTGAACTCCGTAACCTTCTGGTTGATATGCTGCATGACTTCCAGGGCAAACTCTCCGTCCTCTGCAATGGACTTGCCGTTGTAGAGCCGCTGCAACTCATTCAGTGCTGTGATACCGAAGGAAGCTGTCATGGGTTTCAGCAGGGGCTTGATTTTCTCAGATGGTTTGAGGTGTCCACCATACACACCACCCTCACAGTACATGATAGGGTTGGTACTGGCTTTCATCTCACCCAGATATTCATAGGTACGCTTGTGAACCCCTCTAATCATTTCCAGGTAGTAGTCCAGGACTTCATAGAAGTCACGGCTTTCGGCTCTGGCTTTTGCCAGAATCATAGGCAGGTGTAGGGAAACCGCACCGATATTGAAGCGTCCCACAAATACAGGCTTGTCATCTGCGTCCGCAGGCTTCATGCCGCCACGCTCAAACCACGGAGAGAGGAATGCACGGCAACCCATAGGGCTTATTACTCTACCGTACTTTTTGTACATCTCAGCCACATAGCCGTCACCCGTAAGAGACAGCCAGTCGGGATACATAGTCTTGCTACTGCAATCAATACCTGCTTCAAACACATCCTCATTGAAGCCACCTTCACCGTGAAGGTTTTCGTCATAGAGGAAAACCAGTTTCGGGAACAGTACAGGCTTCTTGAATCCCGGCTTACCCTCACCCTCCATGTGAACCTTGAGGAAAGTCTTGCTTGCCATCTTACCGAACACATCAGTAGCCAGTCCAAAGGTCATAGTGATGAACGGATAATCGCCACGGGAGGAACCCACAGTGTTCAGCTTCATCTCAATACCCTGGAAGCCCTGTTCAAAATCACGCTGCACCTTGCTCATAGCCCAGTCCTTTACGTCCTGGGTGAAGGTCTGCTGATTGCGGATTTCCATGTACTCAGCGCAGTACTTCTTGTAGGACTTCTCTGCATACGGAGCCAGAATCTTGTCCACCTCCGGGACAGTGAAGCCACCGTACTGCTGTGAAGCAGTAGCCAGGATAATATCACCCAAAACGTCAAAAGCAGTATCAAGGGTTTTCGGCTCATTGTACCAGACGTTTCCCATCTCAAAGCCGCCGCTCATAATAGAGGAAATGTCGCACAGGCAGCAGTTCATAGTGTCAAGACGGGCTGACTGGTCATGGATATAAATGTATCCGTCCTTGCAAGCCTGCAACTCATCATTGGTCATAAAGAACTTGCGGTACAGCCGCTTATTCAGTTCGTTGAAAATCAGACAACGCTTCGTGGCAACCAAGGTAGAGTCCGTGTTTGCGTTCTCCTTATCACCCAGAAAACGAATGGACTGAGATTTCTGATAGACCTCATCCATAATGTGAACGAAATCCTTCTTGAAGTTTCGGTAATCCCTGTAAGACTTCGCAATCTTCGGGTTGACCTCATCAAGAACCTGCTCCACAATGTTGTGCATATCCGCAACGTGAACCTGTTCCGGGAAACGCTCAGTGACGATAGCCATAACCTTAGATACAATCTCATGGTACTGGGTATCGTTCAACTCAATCATTGCACGGGCGGCAGACTTACTGACTGCATTGACAATCTTCTGACCGTCAAACTGCTCAATCGTGCCGTCCTTCTTAATTACTTTCATGGAGTATAACCCTCCCTTCCTTTAAGGACTGCGGGACATTGATAACTCTCTGGTTGGTGGAACCTGCCCAGTGATAACCCACGTCCTTTAATGCTTCTTCAAAACGTCCGTCCACCAGAACGTCAATGTAGTCCAGAATTGCTCTGCAATAGAAGTTGTCAGCATTTATCTCTTCCCATGTGTACCCGGTATAGAGCCAGATAGTTTTGTGCGGGAAGAACTGTTTGACCTTCTTCACAAGCCATAAAATCTGACAACGATTGACGGGGTGCAGTGGGTCACCCCCGGAAAGGGTAAGACCGCTGATATAAGGCTTGCTCAACTCCGTGCAGATTTCATGGAAAGCTGCTTTGTCAAACTCAACCCCGTCTGTGAAATCCCAGGTGATAGGGTTCTGGCAGTTCTTGCAGTGGTGTTCACACCCTGCTACCCAGAGAACTACCCGTAACCCGTCACCGTTGTTCATATCATCATGCGTGATATTGTGGAAGTTCATTAAATATCGCCTATCTTACGATGAAGGGAGTTCTCCACCGTAAAGCCCTCTGGGTAACGGGCTTTCAGCTTGTCAATGTTCATCTGCATGACCGTATCAATGTCCGTACCCAGTGCGTCACACGCTTCCGCAATCATCCAGAGACAATCTCCCAGTTCCTTTTCCATATGTTCAAGGTTCACTTCATGTCCCTGGTACTTCTTCTGTAAGATACCCGCAACCTCTCCCGCTTCGCTGTTCAGACCGAACACTGCATGATACAGACGGTCAGCCTTACAATCGTAGGGAATGCTGCAAGTTCTAATGGCTAATGCCTGGTATTCCTTGCCTGTCATAGTTACTTTTCCTCCTGCGCTTTCTGCTCATCACCTGCCGCCTTGATAGCAATAGCGGCAATACCACCGATACCAACAATCAAGCCTGCCAGAAAGCAGGCAACTCCAATGGCTACAACCATGACTTACACCTCCTTAGAACTCATCGAAATGTTTCTTGATACTCTTGTGAGTTTTATAGATTGCCACCAACTGTGCTACTACCACAATGACGTAAAGAACGCCTGCGATAATTTCCGGGAGCAGACATACCCACCATGCCCAGGTAATAACTCCCAGTAACTTTAAGACGATGAAAATAATCGTCAGAATCTCAGTGAATCCCATTTCCATATCCTCCTTATTCCTCAGTAATGCAGGTGTTAGTAAGTTTGCCGTACACATCCTCATAGAGTTCCTGCTTGTCACCGTTGTAAGTGTACTCCGCATAAATGCCGTCACCGCTGATAGTGGTGGAAGCAAGGCACTTATAATTCTGCAAGGTCTTACAAGCCCACACTACAAAGACGTTGCTCAAGTCGATTTCTACTCCCGGCTTGTTCTTGTGATACCAGTCAACCAGTTTCTTCTTGCAAACGCTCTCAAAATGAGCCATGCCAGTGATAATCATTTCTGGTTCCTCCTTAAATCTTGAAAATTCGTGCCGCCATCATGTCAGCGGTATGAGTCCACAGGACGTTCGGGTATCTCTCAATGGACTTTCCGTACTTATCCCAGTTCTCTTTGTCATCAAAGGCTCCCATGTGCCAACGGATACAAGCCATTTCCTCATCTGTGAGGTCAACAATCTTCTGTGCCAGAATCACGGACTTGTCACCGTGTCCCGGCAAAAGAATGTTGGGGTTATAGCTGTATGTTCCATCTGGGTTGTGAATGTACGAATCACACTTGCAGAGGTCATGGAGCATACCCACAATGTAGGGGCTTGCCTTGCGCTTCCAGTTCAGACCCATCCTCTTTGTCAGAGAAAGCAGAGAAGAGGTTACTGTAAAGCTATGGTCAAACAGCCCGCCCTCATAGTTCCCGTGGTACTTCGTAGAAGCAGGAGCCGTAAAGAATCCCATTGCCATCAACTGAGTTTTCATACAGAACACATCCGTACTGGACAGCCCGCCCCTCATCAGCTTCTCAAACGCCTTGACACGCTTATCTCGTTCGCTCATAATCTTCAATCCTTTCATTCGGCTTTATAGAATATAGACTATTGGAGAGTTCAAAGCTACACTTCTCCCTCTCCGCAGGTCATTTAATTAACCCAGAATGCTATCCAGGTCGAACTTCTTACCGCTTGCCTTTGCGGCAGTAGCCGCAGGCTTGCTTTCCTTCTTCGGAGTAGGGGCTTCCGCTTTGTCAAAACCATCCGCAGGCTCCTTATCACCCAGGCGAACGAACTTGAGCATTTTCCCCGGAGTCTTGTTAGACTCAACCTCTTCATGGTCTACCTCACAGCGGATATAGTGACCGACAAGTTCCTCATGGTCAATCTCCGTCAGAGTGTAGTCATTCAGTGCAGTCTTTGCGAAGTAGCTGAAAGCATTCAGACCTCCCTGGTTCGGCTCACCGTCTGCATTCAGCAGAGAGAAACGTTCAGTGTGCTTCTGACCCGAAGCAAGCTGCATAACAATCTCCATCTTGCCAAAGTCCTCTTTGTACTTGACCTCAACAATCTTAAAAACGTGGGTTCCCTTCGGAATAAGAGTGAAACCCTCACTCAGTCCAATCTTTGCCATTTTAAGTATCCTCCTTGAAATTGTTTATATAATCAGAGAATTTTCTGATTAAGCAGATTCTTTTCTGGCTTTCGGGGTAAAGCGATACTGCGGTTCGGGTGCGCCATGATACTTCTCAATATCAATGCCGTCCTCCTGCATTTTCGCCATATCGTAGCCAGGGTCTTTCATGGTCTTAGAGGTAACCCAGTCGAAGGAAGCACCGCTGATAGTAACAGTCTTATCGCCCTCCTTGAACTGGCTGATAGCTTCCTTCTTGAGCATATCGGTAATCGTCTTATACCTCTTCTCATCGTCAGCTACAGTACCCTTGACCTCATCAATGTGTTTCTTCAACTGCTCTGCTTCGGCAACCAGAGCAGCAATGTCAGTGTCCGGGGACAGGTTGTTATCACGCAGGACTTTCAGAATGTCTGCGTCCGCTTTCTCATCGAACTTCGGAGAAACACCGCCCTCAACATGGGTTTTCCACCACTTTTCAACCTTCTTGATGGTCTTTTTCAGTTCGGGATAACGCTCAGACAACTTGAAGGGGCGAACGATGGTGTTCTCAGTGCTACACTGATATGCGTCCGGGTTCTCATAGTCCTTGTCACCCAGGAAGCTACACACCATAATCACGTCATCTACACCCAGAAGGTACGCATAGAGCGCAGCCTGCAAAGCGTAGTACTCCGGGACATCCTCAACCCAGTCCTCAGAACGCTTCGTGGTTTTCATTTCAAGAACCGTGGTAGGCTTGCCGTCCTTGTCTACCAGAAGATAGTCCCACATACCACCGAAGATAGGACTGTCTTTGAAGAAGTCACCCCAGGTTTTCTGGAAGTAGTCAGCCCCGTACACATCCGTAGGAGTGATAAGGTTGGTCATAAAATAGGACTTCTTCATAAACTCAGCCTGCTTCGGCTCAATCGTCTTACCTGCAACGGTATAGATTGTGTCCTCAAACGGCTCTTCGTAGGTTCTGGTGATTGCACACCAGGCATTGAACGGGGTTGTCCACTTGTTCAACCCCATAATCGCCGCAAAGCGTGTACCTGTAATCTTCTTAGGACGCTTCGGCGGGGTGATAGTGATGGTCTTATCATCATTCCACTTCATTTTTCTTACCTCCTATGAACAGAAATCGTGTATCCACTTCCACGGACAATGCCGTGGTTACTGGGTTCTCATCGGCTTTTACCTATTCACTCAAGTCAAACCCCAGGTTCTTGAGATATTCCATTGCCAGTTTTGCATTCTTCATATTGCTTACATTGGCAATCACATTCCTGTAGTTGTCGGTAATACCCTTAATCATTTCATTCTTTCGGGCTTTGATACCCTTTCTGATTTCCGTTCTTCCGTCCTCAAACTCTTTAAGCAAACAGGAACGGATTTCAGCTTGAGAACTCATATTTGCCAGTTTGTAAGAGATTGAACCATAGTAACCACAGAGGGTATCAACCCCCGGATATTCTGCTTTCACCTTCTCTTTGAAGGATTCAGTCAGACTGTAAGCCTGCTGCATGAGAGCCGAAATAGCGGTTGCCGTAGCGTCCAGACCGATTTTCTCATTCCTCTCTGCATAGTAAGTGTTGAGAGCCTTTTCACTCTGGGTTTCTACTTCGGCTAATGCCTTTTCGCTCTGCGACTCCAACCACTTAATGATTTGTCGTTTTGTCATTCTTTGCTTCCTCCAACTCAACGGCTTTGTTCAGATACCAGATTGCTTTCTGCAAATCCTCCATGCCGTTTTTCTTCTTGTGCCTGTAGACGTACTTGAGAGCGTTGCACACGCAGAAGTCCTGCGTGGCTTCTACTCCCTGGGTTTCCACCATAACGTCAATGCACTCAAACTTCCCGGTTTCATAATGAGCGGGATGGTTTACATTGTCAGTCATGACTCAGCCCCCTTACTCGCCGTAGGCGGCAATCATCTCACCAAGGTTCTGAATAAGCTGCTCACACGCTGCACGGGTGACATTGGTGAAGCCATTGGTTTTCATGGCAATCTGCTGAACAAACTCTTCCTGGTCGGAATCCTTGTCCATCAGAGTCTTGCAGGCTTCCTTGAGTGCCTTAATCTGCAACTCATCAGCCTGTCCGTCAGTACCCGTCATTTCCTTCTTCGCTTCCTCACGCTCCTTCGGAGTAGCAGGTGCAGCAGACTTCTTTTTCTTCTCCTTCTTAGCCGTTTCCGGGTTCGGAGCAGGAATCTCTTCATCCTCTACCTGGTCATCAGAACCAAGGTTTGCGTCAATGTCATCGGGTTCAGTAATGTCCAGAACCGCCATCCAGAGGTAACGGCGCAGGTAAGTGATAGAAGAGCCAAGAGCCTGCATAGGGTTGGTGACTTCCTTGCCTGCATTGCTCACAATCGGCTTCACCTCACGGTACGGAACACGGAACTGCATAGGTGCTTCCTCAATGTTGTCCACGTTGTAGACCTTCATCACAGCACCCTCATCCGTGAAATCAATCTCCGTGGTAAGACCCACACGGGCGAAGATACGGGTTGCAGGCGGCACAATGTCCTCCAATTCAAAATACTTGAACTCAAGGTGCATATTCTTACCCGACTTCTGCACCTTCTGATTCAGAAAGTACAGTCTTGCTTTCGCCAACTTCTGGCGCACGTTCATTGCTTCATAAATATTAGCCATTGCTAATGTCCTCCTTATCTTTACTGAACTTCGTACCAATCATCTGCAAGCATATCCGTCTGACTTGCAAGCCAACCAACGCAGAAACGGTCATCAGCAGTTTTCATAACAATGGACGGGGATACCAGGTCACCTTCAAGGTCTTTCACACAAGAAAGGTCAGCGTCCGTGGTAATATCCATGCTGTGTGCCAGGAAGAGGAACATACCCTTGCCGTTCCAGTTCTTACGGGCTACCTTCTTGCCCTTCTTGAGAGCAGCAATCGCCCATCCGAAATTACTCAGTTTCTTCATCTCTCCCGCAGGTTCGTTGACGTTCTTCGGCTCATCCTCATGTACGATTTCCCAGTCATCACGGGTGACCCAAATCATGTCACGGGGGAAGAGTGCGATAGTCGGAAGTTCCTCACCTCCCTCAAAATGGTTGATGAGTTCACCGTCCTGGTTCATGTACCAGTAGGCTTTCTCCCACTTAGGTAACTTAATCTTCTTGCCTGCCTTGAGTGCCTTTTCAGCTTCACTGAATTTCATAATCTTAGTCCTCCTTACCGAACAGAATCTCTTTTACTTTGGTTGCGAACAGCATACCCGTCATCGGAATGAGCAGCTTGCCCATACCCTCAATGTTCGGGTCATTGACCTGTTCGTGAATTGCCTGCTTCACTGCTTCATCGAACTCAACCTTGCTAATTTTTTTTTCTTCCATTGTCTTATCCTCCTTAATCGAATAATGCTAAAGATTTCTTTTTCAAGGAATTGATTCTCCTTGTATTCTTCCGGGGCGGTTTCACGCCCAGGAACTCACGGATATTCTTCTGTGCCAGTTTCAGATACCAGTTACGGTCTACCACATCAATAGCCAACTCATTGTTGTTGTCTACCATGCAGTGTACTGGCAGACTGGGAACCTTTGCGTCCTTGCCTGTTACAGCGTGGGTCTTGTAGATGGTTCCATACCGTCTGTCTGCCGTGGCATATACTCTGTTGACTTTCTGTACGGGAACCTTATCTTCACCCACCATCTGATAGCACCCGGAATATTTACCTCCAACCTTTGCAATCACCTGGAAGTCCAGGATATTCTTACTTGCCATTATCGTTTCTTCTGGGTCTACACCCTTTACAAAGTAGTCCTGGATTGCCCGTGCGACTATAACCGCATTGTTGTTGATATTCCATGCGCCACCACTCATGTTCTCCCAGGCAGGTAGTCCCATTTTGGTGAAGTCAATGTTTGCATTGGTCAGAATACCTCTTACCAGTGCGCCGCCCTTGACCTTCGGCTTGCCGTCACCCACAGGAACCTCAACGTAGTTGTTCACATCCCGTTGCACGATTTTCTGAATGAAATCCTCTTCCAGTTCAAACCCGGTTCTGTCCTGCCATTCCTGGGTGATTTTCTGCCATTTTGCTTCATCGGAGTTGTCGAAACTCACCATGATACCATCCGTGTTAAGCTGAATGATTTTCAGAGTCGGACACTCACTGACCAAGTGCATTGACAGTTCCAGTAGGAGAAGCTGTCCTGTGATACAAACTGAACGCCCCATCAGAGGGTCATACAGATCATTGAAAGCCACGCCATCTTTGCCGTTAAGCATGGTTCCGTAGGTGGTGTTCAGTACCAGTTTCAGAGCGTTTGCCGTAACCTTATCCCCGGCTTTCTTTGCCTGTACTCTCTCTTCTAGGGTATCTACATATACCTGCGGGGATGGGATATTGCGGCTACAGAAGCCGTATTTCTGTCCCTTTGAGAGAGGAATGGTCATCAAGTGCGGGTAATAACTTGCCACGTCCTTGTTTCGGATTGACCTGCCCTCAGTAGCTTCTTCCACATAAGTAGGAATTGCACCGTGGATACCTCCGTAGGCTATCGTGCATTTGCACTCACCAATGGAAAAATCCAGGGCGGCTCCCTTGTGCTTCACACCCTGCTCATCGTAACCACCAAACAGAAGGTAGTTCGGAATATTCGGGTCATGCAGCTTGTCAAAGAAGTCAAATACTTCCTGCGGAATATACTGTCTGAGCAGCTTGTCCGGGTACTGATAATCTCTTTCGTCTGTCCATGGCTTCTCTGGTTTTTGGGCTTGCAGGTACACGCTTGTCAGTTTGGCATTGGTCATATACATAGCCTGCCTGTCTGTCAAACCACGCTTCCTGCCTACAGCCGCTTTGTTATCCAGATAACCTTGCCGCAACTTGAAAAGAATCTCTGTTGCGTCCACATCGTACTTACAATAGTAAGTAGTCTGTGCCTTTTCTGATTCAGAGAGAACATGGTCAACATTGAAATCAACCTCTGTTTCCTCAATCGGAATACCCAGGTGGGCTTCAATCCCTTTAAGGGATACACCGTCCTGGCAATCATCCTTGAGGTCGAAGCTGTCAAAATAGACCCGGTACTCTCTCAGAGCGGGAATGTCCCACCCGTTTAATTCGTGAACGATGATGAGGTCATTTATCTCCTTCACCTGTTCCGGGGTGAACCCACACATAACTGCCTTGAGTATGTGGTTATCGTAGTGCTTGTTGTTGAAGCCACCCAGATACGGGTTACGCTCCATGAAAGCCAGAACTTCATCATTGTCATTCCAGATAACCGTGTACTCTCCCGTGGCTACTTCTTTGAACACAAACAGCCAGTCATGGGCAAATACCTCACAGTCGAATATGTAGGTTCCCTCAACCATCGTTACACCGCCCTTCTTCCAGAGCCTTTTGTACCTGCAAGATTTCTTGTCTTGCCTGTACGCAGCGGCGAATCATTGACGCTTTGGAGTGTTCGGGAGGAATTATGCCCCACTTGTCGGGTTCGACTCCCATACTCTCTTCTACGCCTGCCAGAAGAAGTTGAGCCGTAGTGAAGGGGTTCTTCACACTCTTCGTCATCTTCATCTTCGTAGTCCTCCAAGTCATACCACCAGTTATTTGCCCAGGAGAACAGTGCTAGGTATGCCGTACACAGAACATTGATGAAGAGCATTGTCATTCCGTAGACTTCATCATCCAAAGCGCAGGCAGTGAACAGCCACGTTATGCCTACGATATATCCGATTGTTTTCAGAACTTTATTCTTCATGTCAATCTCCTATAAATTCGCACCCGCACTTCCTGTAACTGGTGCAGCGTTGTTTGAAAGATTTCTGCAATGACCGTATGCAGTCAACATAGTCATAAGCTATTGGCTGCTCCTTGCCGTCAAAGGTTCGGGCAATACGTCCCACGCTCTGAACTATCACCGCATAGTCTTTCTGGGGGGTTGTTAAGTACAATCTGTCCAGTCTGGGAATGTCCAGACCTTCTTTTGCCAGGGAATATGTTGCAAACAGATACCGTTTCTTGCCAGTCCTCATATCCTCAATAGCCTGTTCCCGTTCAGCTTTCCGCTTCTTACTGGTCATCTTTCCATCTATCACCGCTGCCTGCGCTCTTAACTTCAAAGGTAACTGCTCATACAGATATTTAAGATGGTCAACCCTTTCTGATAGAATCAGATTGAAATGTTCACGGTTTTCAACCAGGTCATCAAGAATAATCTTGTTTCGGCTCTCACATTCTGTGAGGTAGGTAATCATTTTGCAGTAGTTAATTGTGCCATCACTGTTCAGATAAGCAGGACTCAGTTTCACATCCGTACCTTTCGGCAGGACACTTACTGTCATAACCCTGGATTTCACTGCTTCATCTGGAACAGTCCATACTACTTGACCCAACATTGCGTAGGTTGCTTTTATCATGCCGTCCGAACGATGGACGGTTGCTGACAGCCCGAACTTATGTCTGGCACACAGCGTATTCAGTACCTTTGAGAACTGGGTTACCGCTGTAGGTGTACCGCTTACTCTGTGACACTCGTCCACAATCACGCAGTCCCACTCATCTCTATATTGGTCTAAGTCCAATTTGCACATGGTCTGGATTGTGGCGAAGGTCATAGCCTTGCCGATATTAACCTTTCCTTCGGTTATCGTTCCCAGTAGTTCCGAATCAACGTATTGTTCTGCACGGCTCTTGCTCTGCGTCAGCAGGTCTTTGGTATGTGTCAGCCAGAGGGTTTTTACCCCTAACGCACACGCCAGGGCAATTCCCATCTGGGTCTTACCAGACCCGGCAGGGGATTGTAGAATGCCGTAGTGGTTTATCAGCATTGCCGCAATTGCTTCTTCCTGGTAGTCATACAGCGGAACCTTGCCGCCGTAGTCAACCTTCTTCGGCTCTTTGAACAGCTTCCTTACATCTCCTTCCAGAAGCGGCAGGATTGCTCTCAGACACCCGAATGGGAGAATCAAGCTGTTTCCGTTCACCTCATAGAGATAAAGCGTTCGTGGGGTATTCCCAAGCCACAGGTGCATTCGTGCTTTTTGCTGATACTCTGGGTTTGTCATTTCCAGATTCTCTTTACACCACTTAATCAGTTCGGGTGAGGGGTCAAGGATTTTCAATCGGCTCCCGATTTCTATAAACATCCATTTCCTCCAACCACTCTTGAAAGGTCTTGTACTCTGGAAACTCTAACTCTGTAATGCTGCCCTGCCCGTAAAGCTGCCGCAGACATAACTCATCGAAGTGAATCATATAAATCTGTCCGTCATTCAGCTTCATAGCGAAGTAGCAATGCTCATTGCCCTGGGCTTCCCACATGGTCATAGCCGCTTCCTGGTTTGGTTCAATCCGGGATAACGGGAAGCGGTTGTTGGAACACACCTTGCAGTCAATCAAGATTGCTATGTTGTCCCGAACCGCAAGCACGTCTGCGGGTTGTCCTACCTGGTTTTGTGCCAGATTGTGCGCCCAGAAACCTTGCTCTGCCAGAAGTTCACACAGTTCCTCTTCAAAGTGGTTTCCCATTGTTTTGTTCACTTGCTTCATAGGCTTCTGCTCCCACTGCACCTCACAAGGAGGTGCAGATTAACGATTCTTGATTTTGAAAGCGGGGCGAACGCCAAGAGAGTAAGAAGCGTTGCTACCGGTCGCATACCCGTAGGTGCTCACATTAGCGAAGTAAGCGGCGGATTCTCTGACCTTGCTCATCATCCAGTACCACTGCAAGTTCTCATCCTTAGTGCTATCGAACGCCATACGGTTTCTGCGCTTTTTCATAGGCTTCCACTGCTTCACATACGGGCTTTCATACTCACCGTAGTAGTTCTCTCCGAAAATCTCTTTTTCAGTCGGCAGACGGAGCAGGTCACCGTTTTCAAACGGAACCATCATAGCCTTGAGTTCTGCCGGGAAGAGATTCAGAATCTCACCATTCAGCTTTTTACGCAGGTCACTCTCTTCGTAACCTCCTTCATTGGTACAGGTGCTGTTCATCGGGTACTCACCAGGCAGGCAATCAACCAGGCAGAAAATCATGCCGTCCTCTTCCTGCTGCATAGCCATAGCCTGCACCTTCACACCGTCCGTGAGTTTGACCTTGATAATATCTCCAACCTTAAAAGTATCAACGTCAGACTTAATCATTCTTTTTACTTTCATTGTGTTTTCCTCCACTTGTACGGCTTACCGTATTTTTCTTGATACCAGATTTCAAACTTCTTGCGGTTTTCCTCATCTTTGAAGTATTCCTTCACCCTGTCAGCAAGGACAGAACAAAGTGCGCTTCCTTCTAATGTGCGAAGCATTAAGCCCCATCAACGAGGACGGAACCATTCTCATACTTGTCCAGAATATCTATGGACAATTCAATGATTGCGTCCGCTTTAGTACCGTTTCTGGTTCCCGAAATTACTGAACTCATCTCTGTCTTATCAGTCACAATACCCCGCAAGGCAAGCTGACCAATCAACCAGACGTAAGACAGCTTGTGCTTTTTAAGCCGCTCACGAATGTTTTCACGTTCCTCCACGTTTCCGCTTCCTCCTTTCCTATTAGAATCTTGTAAACTAAAGTTGACAACAGACTCTTCAAAGGTTATAATGAAGCTACCACACCCATATACCATTGAAAACTCTGCGGGGTAAAATTTACAGCCCGGAGGGGCTATTTCTTATACCCTGTAAACAACTTTTGTTGACATACTCAGTATATCTTAGTGTAGTAAGATTGTCAATAGGTTTATCAGAGTTTTCTAAGAAAATTATTAGGAGGGTTACTATGTCCTTTTATGAACGCTATGAGAACCTATGTGCAGAACGTGGAATGAAGCCACAAAACCCAGAAATGCAGCGTATTTGCGGTGTCACTTCTGGCTCTATCTCTGGATGGAAAAGCGGTTCTTCCCCTAAAATTGAAGTGCTTTGCCGCCTTGCTACATACTTTGACGTGACCACTGACTACTTACTGGGTCTTAGCGAAGTCAGAAAGCCAGAAGTCTTAGTCTTGTCAGAAAAAGAGAAAATCCTCATTGACGCATACCGTACTGCTAATGACATGGGACAATTAAACATAATCTATGTCTGCATGGATGAAATGAAAAAAGCAAAAGGGGAAGGCGTACTTGTAGGGTAATTGATTTCATAGAATGGAGGAAGAACCATGTATGAGGATATAAAAACAGCCTGCCTATACGTTAGATTCTCAAGCCATAACCAGACTGAGCAATCTATTGAAGGGCAGACCCGTGTTTGCCGTGACTTCTGCAAGCGGCATAATATTAGAATTGTAGAGATATATGCTGACAGAGCCACATCTGCCAGTAAGGATATAGAGAAGAGAGTCCAGTTCCTCAAGATGATAAAGGACTCTGAGAAGGGCTTGTTTGACGCTGTAATTGTATATAAACTTGACCGCTTCGCCCGTTCCCGGTATGACTCAGCCACCTACAAATATCGCTTGAAGCGTAATGGGGTGCAGCTTATATCTGCCACAGAGAATATCAGCAATGACCCGGAAGGTATCATTCTGGAATCTGTGCTTGAAGGTATGGCTGAGTTCTACAGTGCCGAACTATCCCAGAAAATCAACCGTGGTATGAGAGAGTCAGCCTACAAGCATAACTCTATAGGAGGGGCAGTCCCTCTGGGATATAAGATTGAAGATAAGAAACTGGTAATAGACCCTAAAACGGCTCCCATTGTAAAAGAAGCCTTTGAGAAATATGCAGACGGAGAAACGGTTGCTGAAATCTGCCGCCAGTTTAATGCCCGTGGGTACAAAACCTCAAAGGGTACAGCTTTCGGAAAGAGTTCTTTCACCAAAATATTCCGTAATGAGAGGTACATCGGAGTCTATACCTTCCATGACTACCGGGCAGAGGACGCTATACCTGCTATCATTGACAAAGACCTCTGGGACAGGGTTCAACTTAGAGTCGGCAAGATTAAAAATGCACCTGCCAGGAATAAAGCAAAGGTAGTCTACCTGCTTAGTGGTAAAATATTCTGCGGGCATTGTGGCAGTAAAATGAACGGGAATTGCAATGCAGGAAACTACTGTTACTATCAGTGTTACGGAAAGAAGAACGGCAATGTTGACTGCATGAAAAAGAATATCCGTAAGGAGTTCATAGAAAGACTGGTTGCCCAGGACGCTCTATCACTCCTTACGGATGAATATATAGAACAGATTGCTACTATTGCCTGTGAGAAGAATCAGCATGAGATTGAACTGGATTCAGCCCTCCCAACTATTCGTGACCGTATTCACCAGGTAGACTTATCTCTCAACCATCTTCTCAAAGCTATTGAATCCGGGTCAGCCCCAGATATGCTTGTGAAGCGTATGGGTGAATTAGAGAAAGAAAAGAAAGACTTGCAAGCACAGGCTAAGAAAGAATCTGAGGATATTGTTGAACTGGACAAAGCCCAGGTTATTTATTGGTTAGAACAGTTTCGTGGCGGCAGTATTGAAGATGAAGAGTTCTGCCGTATGCTCATTGACCTTTTCGTAAACTCCGTCACTGTATGGGATGAGGACGATAACACCTACAAGGTCACCGTTGCCTATAATTTAACCTCTTTACCGACAAAAACGTACCGCCTAAACAAAGGCGGCACGTTGTCGGATTTCGCTTCCAATGCACCAGGTATGAGTGCAAATCCAACAATCACAGGAAACCTGCTAATTCACACGTTCCACTGTAGATTGAAGTCCCATTCCCGGAAGCGATTCTGGGATTATGACACCTTCGTGGTGTAGTCCAGAGAAATCCACCCTGCGCCAGATTTCAGCTTACCCCACTTTGTTGCACCCTGCCCAGTGCTTTCCTGCACGATGGTATAAACTCCACCGTTACGGATAGCGCCTGCCAGAGCGTAGTTCGTACCTGCACCCTTACGAATATTCAGAACCGAAGCTGTGACCTTCACTCTATACGGAGAGAACGTAGGCTTGCTCTCCGCAGGGTACACAGCATTACCCGAACCGTCAAACACCTTGTAGCCGGGGTTCTTGTCTGCACAGGCTTTCGCATTCGCAAGGGAAGAAAATGCACCCTTCTGAGAAGCACTATCAGCCCAGGTCTTACGGACACGGTACAGTGTGGTGCTTGCAGGCTTCTCTTCGGCAGTGCTGCCGCCCAGACGGGCAGTAACCTTTGCTGCCAGGTCACCCATACGGGAATAGAGCCAATCACCAGGGCAAGACTTATTTGCAAACCATCTATGTACCGTCAGAACCATTTCATCGGACTTCGGACTGTACGCCAGAGTCTTGTTCTTGTCACCGAACCAAAGCAGCTTCTTTTTGCCGTTGCGCTTGCAAATGTCCACGCAGAGGTTGATGAGGGAAGCGTACACAGCGTTCGTCATAGCGTAAGGATGAGTCTTGTCGGACGCACATTCAATGGTCACGGCACGATGGTCATTCGCAGGACTGGAAGAACACCAGGAGCGGTCTTTCTCTTCTACACAGAGAGAGATTCTGCCGTCATAACCGATACCGTAGTTGCAGCTTGCCTGCCGGGAAGGACTGGTGAAGCAACCGCAGATACTCTCCGCAGAAAGCTGACCGACTACACAGTGCGGGGTAATACGGTCAATCGCATGATTGCGGGGACTGTTTTTGTTAGGTGAGATTTTGGTGTAGGACACCAGAGAACTGTTACTCATTTTCATTTCCTCCTTGTCATATCGGGTAAGGTCATACCTCTCAATGACAGCCATAAGGTTGTCCACATATTTCAGAGAGGTTGCATACCCGTCAGCTTTGATATTCTCAAGGTACTGTCTGGGGTCAGTCACACCCTTCAAATTGGAATAGGCAGAAATGTTGGTAAAATCGAAATACCCGATGACACCATCTTCCATGCTTCCAAACTTGCACCATTCCATAGCGGAACTGGTGTAGGTTCCGTCTGGGTTCTGCTCACTGCCTACTTTGTGGTAAACACCCTCGCAGGTCTTGCAGCGTCCTTTGCGATACTTCAAGCCAAAGTAGTTATGAGCGTTGACTGCCAGTTCAGACATACCTTTGTTACTCTCAAGAATCGCCTGGGCAATAATCGGGCTGAACACGCATACATTGTAAGCGGCAGCATATTTCTTAATGTACCCGGCAATACTGTCAATAAACTCCTGGGTAGTCATAGGTCATCACTCCTTTATAGGAGAGAGGGCGAACCCTCTCTCCCGCCTTAGTTTGCGCCGCTGTCAGTATCGGACTTCTTCTTGAGTACTTCGATTGCGGCAGTAATAGCCGGGGGAATATTGATACCCATGAGTCCTGCGTTCTCCACGATGGAGATAGTTTCGTTTGCCACGAATGCAATAACCACAGCGTCACGAATAAAATTAGTGCCAGTAATTAAATCCAGGCGGCAGGCAACCAGAACCACCAGAAGGGAAACACCCTTACGGCACAGCCCTTTCCAACCTGCACGGCTCTCAAGCGCACCATTCTCAGTCTTGCCGCTGTTATGGAACACGCCTGCGACAATCAGACCTGTAACATAGTCAATCGCCATGAAGATAACCAGGGTTGCCAGAGCAGCGTCCCAACCGCCAAACAGGGAAGCAATGAAGCTACCCGCTACTCCGATTGCAGTACAAATCCTTTCTTTCATAATCTTAGCCCTCCTTGCTGTAATCCTCCCCGGTGATTTCCTTGTACTCTTCCGGGGTAATCCACTTGCCTACTGCGTTCCACACCATCTTTTCAGACCAAATGCCCATCTTGTAGAACTTCTTTACCTTCTCAAAATTCTTGCTGTGTTCCATGATTTACACCTCCATATCCACGCCAGTCATCATTGCCATGTACTCAAGTTTGCCCATGAGTTCGGCATAGCGCATTTCCTGCTCAGTCTTTTCACGGAAGCAGAGATACCAACCGTCAGCATACTGAACCTGCTGAATCAGTTCAGCATTGCGCATGACCATCTGAGTGTCACCGTCCACAATCGTAAGAGTGGACAGATTGTCCTCAAATACGGACACATCAACCTCAGTCTGACTGACATAGTTGTTACCGTTCTGCTTGAAGCCCTTGAGTTCCGTGCCGTCAGCTAAAATCAGTTTTACCATAGTAGTGTTCCTCCTTTAATTTCTTGCAAAGGTCTAACATATTTGACCTCTGTAGCTTGCTCATGTAGTGGCAGTGACCATTGAACCATGACCTAAACCAGTCATCGAAATCCTTCTCTGAGAGAATGAGTACCAGTTTCTTAGCCTTTCTTCTCATACCTGTAAGCCGCTTCGGATGAATCTTGTGAATCACCCGCCCGGTATCGGTAAGCGAATACTGAATCTGTAGAAACCTCCACATTTCAGACAGTTTGCATATTCTGGTTTTCCGAAGATTCACGGTAATACCCAGGTCATGTGCGATTTCCACAATCTCTATAAGCAGCCCTTTCAGAAACTCCTTATCCTTGTGAATCACATAACTGTCATCCATGTATCTGCCATAAAATTTCACGCCTTTTACAATCTTTATGTAGTTGTCAATCGGTATGGGATAAGCAATCCCTGCGTCCTGCGCTACCTGGTCACCAATGTTCAAGTGCTTTCGCAAGAACTTCTTCCCGGTCAGCAGACTCTTATCAACATTTTCATGTTCCAGTGAATTAAATACATCGTCCATAGCGGACTCATATTCCTCATCACTCATGTAGGACACATCCACCTTCTCATTGTCTACAATCTTTTCCAGGAACCAGAGTGCTGTATCGTCATCAACGTACTTTTCAAACAACTCCATGAGTTTGTCATGTCGAATGTTGTCATAGTACTTTGAGAAATCCATCAGCAAGATATAACCATTGTTGCTCTGATTCTCCCGGAAGAACCTGTGCAGGTGCGCTTCCAACCTGCGGCGGGTAAAGTCAATTCCTTTACCTTTCTGGCTTGCGCCATTATCGTAGATGAGGTGGTCTTTAATTGCGGGAGTCAAGACTTCATCACATAAAGAATGTTTGGCAATTCTATCCCTTATCTGTTCGCCCGTAATAAAGCGGGTCTTACCCCGTTCATTCAGAGGGAAACTACTACAGGGTTGAAATTCGTAGGTATGTTCTTTCAACTCTCTTTGCATTTTGGACAAGTCCAGAAGATATGCCATTTCATACCGCTGAACCTGCGGTTTCCAATCACTCCCACTCTTTGCTCTAAGATAAGCGTCATACAACGCATTGCCGTCATATATTTCACGTTGACAACTACAATTCTCGTAAGAAGTAGTATCGTGTTTGGTATTTACCATCATAGGAAGGACAACCTCTCCTTTCTCTTACTCCGAAACGCTCAAGTGGCTATTTAATCGAAGTATCGAAATCGGGGCGAACGCCATTAGAGTTAGAAGCGTTGTTATTGTTCGCATTCCCGTTGTTGTTCACATTAGCGAAGTTAGCGGCGGTTGCAGAGATTGCCCCTTTGAACTTGTTATCAGATTTACGCCAGCCTTTGATAAGGTCTATCTCTCTTTGAATGTCCTCACCGAACCTCAAGAAAGTATTAACATCCACTGGGAGAGTTTCTATTGCATACTGTAGTTCTTGTACCAATCGGTAACATTGACCGATTGCCAAGTCTTGATGAACACGCCGCTCCACCAACTCTTCATAGTAGGTAGGATAAATACTGTTCGCAGTGTAAACGTGTTCACCGATAGACCTCAGACAATCGACTACAGCTTTCCGCTCATCCTCAATGAACCAGGTGTCAAAGGCTTCCTGCTGTTTGCGGAAATGGTCATAAATCTCTTTCTCAACGTCAGTAAGTTCTTCGTAGCTTCGCCCGCTGAATTTCTTTTCAAGACGTTGTGCCGCCTTTCGTTTGCTGTAGCCAAAGTCACGGAGCAGCAAATCAGTAACCTCTTTCCTAACTTTATTGAGATGATGGAACACCTCAAACTGAGAGGGTTTCCGTTTGCTTTTCAATACTGACATTTCATTAGTTCCTTTCTACTGCACCCCACAAGGGGGTGCAGATTTTCGATTAACAGATACAGAAAGCGGGGCGAACGCCATAAGAGATAGAAGCGTTGACCTTGCTCGCAAGCCCGTAGCTGTTCACAATAGCGAAGTTAACCACATCTCTCAGCCAGTAATCATATCGTGTAGCAATCGCAGCCGGGTTGAGGGCGAACAATGGAAGCTGAGATTTTTCCACGGTATAATTGTGCATTGCGCTCCACGGGTCTTTCTGACCGTCACCCATAGGAGAATGAACAGGACAGCCATAAACCATGCGTTCTGTCATAAGTTCAACTTCGCTATCAAACCATGCACCGCCAGAAGGTGCGCCGTTAGATACAGCATTCGTCAGATAAACACGATGACTAAGAACATGACCGCTGAACGCAGACTTGATTTTAGTCTTAGCCGCATTCAGATTTGCCTTGTACATAGCCGAACCAACATAACCGCCCGTAGTAACATTGGTGGTATTCATCTGAGCGGAACCCATATTCTCATCTGGTACAATCACCGCATGGTGCTTCGTAGTATCGGTATCGCCGTTATGCAGGTAATAGTCAAAGCCTGCAATACGGTAAGTCACTCCGCTGATAACCCAGTAGTCACCAACATACAGACCTGCAAACGTACCATCGGAAATCGCCTTGTACTGTTCTGCCGTAACAGAAGTACCCAGGTTCTTACCACGATAGATACTGTTATGTGCGCCTGCACCATCAGCAATCACATTCTGGATTGCGTCAATGTCAGCCTGCAAACCCTTATGAAGATTCTCCACGGTAATGACCTTCACGCCGTTACCATCGTGAATCAACATCTGCTCAGTACCCGTAACGGACAGAATCGCTTCCAGGTCTGCAAACTTTTTCGTTTGAACACTAATAGTTGCCATCTTTTATTCCTCCTTGTATTTCCAATCTGCCAGAATCGCATAATCCAGGTCATCCACAATCAGCGTGATTGCTTCATCATCTGTAGCAAGCGGAGCAGAGAAGTCATTCTGCATTGTCATCTGCTCAAGCAGAGTCAAACGTTCATCCAGTTCAGTACACTGATTTTGCAGGTTGCCCGCAGCGTCCTTACTCAACTGGTCTTTCATAGCCTGGAACCAGGCGTTGTAAATTTGCTGCTGCTGACTCTCAAAAGCCGCCATGCTTACCTTGTATTCCTGTTCCAGATTATCCGTATAGTTGTCAAACTCCGTTGCTTTAGAATCAGCTTCCTGCTCAAACAAAGTTTTCTGCTCTGCAAAATAATTCTGGAAAGCGGTATACAGGTCTGTTCCATTCTCCACCATGCTCATAATGGTGTTGAGGGCTTCGTTCATGCGGTTAGCGTCTTTTGCCCCGAAGAAAGATTTCTCTTTCCCGGTATAAGACGTAATGTCCTGGAAGGATACTGAACCATCTTCGTTGTTAATCTGGTTGTATCGCTTCAACCCCGCCCATACAGCGTCCGTATAGTCAACAGGTAAAAGTTCCCATGCCATTTACAAGTCCCCTCCCTTCATTCCGAAATTCCATGTAAACATCCTCCTTCCTTCACTCTCATTCGTGAGTCTGTCATACAGGTCTAAGGTTGCACCCTCCAAACGATTCAGTTCATTGAAATCCATCGTAGTACCATTATCGTTATAAACGGGTGCAGACCCGTAAGACATTCTGAGAGTGTTGGTGTTGAGGGTTTCCAGATTTTCTTCAAGCTGATTGATTTCATCAGCGTAGAAGTAATCACCTGGTACTCTGTCATCACCCAGGCTTACAAGGGAGAACTCCTTGTACAGCTGGATTGCCATATCCCGAAGGAACGTCAGATTGTTCTTGATACGGTTGAAATCCGAAGCATTGAATCTGTCACCCGTATAAACACCCTCTGAATTTGTACTTCCGTGCCAATCGGTTTTAGGTGTTTGCCATGCCATCTTCCGTCACCTCCTAACTGGATACACGTCTTGCGGTTACCTTGCCGCTGAACGCCTGGTCAAAGTTGATTGTGTGCCGATAGATATTTACCTTCATTCCGTCATGGAACTCATTCTCCTGGTACACAATATCGTTTGCGTCAATCTCCGGGTTACCTCTGGTATCGTACTCATACTCAATACCTGCGGTATAATAATCACCAATCCATTCAGCCAGTTCCGTAGCAATCGCCATATCACTGATAAGTGGGTTCGCCCATTTTACAGACTTACCTCTGCTATTCAGTGACTTCGTGGCATATCGCTCCACGATTTTGTACCGATAGCCCAGAATTTCCAGACGGAAGGTTCCTGTCTTAGAGAACTTGACTGTCACATAGTAGTTACCCCATGCCGCGATACTTACACCAGCGGAACTTTCGTCCAGTGTTGCCCGGAAGTTGTAGGACGGTTCACCCACATAGAAGGTTTCCACATCACCAGACTTCACGGTAATATCCTCACTGACAAGACTTTCTTCCGCATTACCCGGCTGATAACTGTAGCAAGGAACGATAACCTCTTTGACCAACTCCTGCTTGATAGCTTTCGGGGAAGAAGTCATGTCCTGCCGCTCCATGGTAAAGTCAGTCACATCACCGAAAGCGAAGTTGTTAAGCACAATACGGTTGTACGGCTCTGCCGTTCCCGTGAACTCAACCTTCATAGTGTCGAAATCGTCAAAGTCCCGAAGGATAACCAGGGTCTTTGTAATCTCTTCCTCCACCTCATACTCAGTAACCAGTTCGTTATTGTTGTAGGTACGAATGACCATTCCCGAAGGAAGGGCATTACCGAACACGAACTTCACACCGTAGTACATACAGGCGGCTTCCTGCACGATAGTTACCATAGGGTTTGTGGTAAACTTACCGTCAGCGTCAGACTGCTGTTCTGAGATAAAGCCTGTGTTCAGCGTCCTCTTACTTGCCGCCCGTGGCAGGAAGAACATTGTCCCGTCTGCCGTGGTGTAGTTACTTGCCAGTGTTGCATACTCATCTTTGGTGTCATCCGTCAGAATCTTCGCAACGTGGGAGTAATCGGTTTCACCATTACTGCTTGCCGCTGCTTCCGGGACGAAAGATGATTTAATCTGAATCGTACCGACTCTGGACTGTGACAGAACACAGCGGCAGGCATTGGCTATAATCTGCAATGCTTCCTTACAAGAAACACGGGGGATGGGGTTCTTCGTATACAGCTTTTTGAGTCGGGGGTCAACATAGTAGTCTTTCTCCCCGGCAGCTTTCAGAACCTCAATCGCCAGGTCATAATAGCTTTTGCCGTTCGGAGCATACAATCCTTTGTAATACTCCGTATCCATGTTACGGAACACGTCCTGGCAACGGATTGTTGCCGTGTAGTCATCGGACTCCCACTCAGAACAGAGCAGGTGATTTCCTCTGACCCATTCGATTTCATCGGAGTTCGGAAGCTGATACCCGTAGTAAATGTCCATCTCCTGTCCCGTTTCCAGGAAGTTGATAGCCGACTTCGGGTTGTCCACGTTGAAATACTTGTCATAGTTTTTCAGCGTTACTGAGAAATCAATCTGAGGAATGTCAGCACCAATCGGACTGACATAACTCTCAAGTGAAGAACTCATAACAGAATCGTTGTAGTACACCAGTCCGTAACCGAAACGGAAGGAGTAAATACGCAGCCTGCTTCGGAAGTTCTTCATTTTATGAATCACCAGAGTCAGTGTGGTTACATTCTCAAGCACTTCCTCTGTAGTAAAAACAGCTTTGTCATTATCCCGGAACTCAACCTTTTGCCCGGTATTAGTGACAAAATCGAAATCAGTAGGATAGTTCTCACCGAAGTTAATCGTGATACCTCTGAAATCAGTCGGAGCCGCATGAAGATTTATGGTCACTTCATACAGTCCGTCTGATACCAGATTCTTTCCTACCAACCCTGTGTTGTAGAACATTGCTCCCGGCTTGTTCCGTGGGAGAAAATACATGGAACCGTCAACCCTAGTAAAATTCTCTTCCAGAGTGGCATATACCACATCGTCAGTTCCCTCATTAAACAGGTTGTCCGGGTTAGAGAAGTAGGCAAACTCTCCGCTGTCTACTCTGGCTTTCGCCTGCGCTTCCTGGTTGACAACTCCGAAAGAAATCATTATGTATGCTCTCTCACGGAGGGAGTCTTTCATGCTTGCCTTATACTCTTTGGATACCTTTTGCATAAAATCACTCTCCTACGTCAATCAGATTCACCTTGCAATTCCTGTAGTGTGTCGGGTGACCATCCTCATCCACCCAGTAGGGTTCAGCCGTTCGGTTACCGCAGTACATTTTGATGGTCTTAGGTGCATTGCTTACAGGGTCAATAAAAGTTACATTTACAAAGAAGTTATCAAGGATACTCAGTATCTTTGACCACTGTTCGGCAGTAAGCCATGACCATTCCAGATTGTCAATCTTGTATTGGTCACGTCCGATACGCTGACCCACTACCGTACCGTTTGCGTTACGCCCGGAATCTACAAGAGTGGTCACCGTAGGGGTGACACCTCTCTTGCAGGGAGGTAACGCATAACCGTTGATTGCCAGATAAGCCATTACACATTACCTCCTTATCCCGTAAAGCTATAGCCATTGGCTTTCTTCTGAGTGGTCACAGCATCAGTCACCACACGGTTACCAACCTGCACCACGGTTTTCTCTTTCTTATCAGCCTGCCTACGCATATCATCAGCCATCTGAACCATGGTCGGTTCAACGTACTCATGGTAGAAATCTTCCATGGCTTCACGGAAGCCCGTTGCGGAAATCTCCGTGCTGCTCTGTACGTTAGAAGAAATAGACCGGGAGAATGCGGCAGAGTCATAATATTTCAGAGCAGAAGTATCAACTGCCAGTGCCATTGTCGGACTGAAATTCGTGAAGGAATCAGCCCATGTGCCGACTACAGACTTCGTACTCTTACCCACCTGGGTAATCGCATTGTTGAAACCTGCAACGGCAAAACCACCAATCTCATAAAAGACCTTAGACGGGGAGTTTACGTCCAACTTGTCCTTGAACCAAGAAATGATTGAACTTCCCCAGGAAGAGATTGTGCTTTTGCAAGTATGGTACAATTCACCGATACCGTTCTTAAAACCACTCACTACATTAGAAGCTACATTGTAGAAACCGTTGTAGGAGCAATATGCTGTGAACCAACTCTTCACGCTGCTACCGAAGGTACTCATGTTACCCTGTGCCGCAGTGTAGTACCCACCGATTCTGTTCTTGAATCCATCAACCACACTGGTTGCGAAGCCAGAGAATGCAGAAGCGGAAGCAATACCAGAGAACCAGTTCTTCACATTGCTTGCCCAAGTAGTCATATTGCTCTTCGTATTCACATACGCAGAACCAATCTTATCCTTGAACCCGGTCACCACATTATTCGCAAAGGTCTGGAAGTTTGTAGAGTTCACACCGCCGAAGCCGCTGTTCGTAAACCACTCCTTCACATTTGTAGCCCAGGTAACCATGTTGGACTTCGTAGTGGTATAGGTGGAACCTACCTTTGTACGGAAGCCCTCAATGACATTCCCGGCAAACGTCTGGAAGTTCGTAGAGTTTACGCCACCGAAGGAACTATTGGTGAACCATTCTTTGACCTTACTTGCCCAGGTGGTCACGTTCGCTTTGGTATTGGTATAGGCACTACCGACTTTGGTTCGGAAACCTTCAATCGTGTTGTTCGCAAAAGTACTGAAAGTATCGCTGTTCACTCCACCAAAAGAGTTGTTGCTGAACCAGTCTTTTACTTTGCCTGCCCAAGTGGTCACGTTAGACTTAACCGTGGTATAAGTACCACCAACCTTGTTTTTGAAGCCGCTTACGATATTGCCGCCGATTTCCTTGAAATGTTCAACAATACCCTTGCCGTCCTCACCCTTCGTGAACCACTCAATGACCTTGCCTGCCCATTCCTTAACCTTGCCTGCAATCTCACTGAACTTATTAAGTCCCTGTAAGAAACCTTCGACAACATAACCGCCCATCTCCTTCATTACTGTAGAAGGAGAGTGAATACCGAAGCACTCTTTGAATCCGTCAATGAACGGGTCAAATACGTTCTCCTTAATCCACTTGCCGATATTCTTAATGCCGTCCCAGATACCCTCAAGCAGACCCGCTACCCAGTCAAGACCGCACTTCTTCGTGCCGTCATCATTGGTTAGATATTTCTGGAAATACCCGGTAATGTCCTCCCAGATACCCTGCACGAAACCTGCGATAAAGCTAACCGCAGCCGCCAGAGCCGAACCCAGTAACTTAAAGAAACTCTGTGCCACACCTGCAAAGTCAATGCCCTTAATACAAGCCTTGAGATTCTTCCACAGGTCTTTGCCCATCTTGTTCCAGTTATAGCTTGCAATCCACTCCTGGGCTTCATTGAATGCACCCTTCAAGAAATCGCCAATGCTCTTTCCCACAAGGCTCCAATTCAAACCGCCAAGCAAGCCAATCATAAAATCAAGGGCTACCGTGACACCACGAACCAGAAGTCTGCCCAGGTATGTGAAGTCAATTTCCTCCATTGCGCCATTCAGCAGTTCTGCTATATGGTTACCCAGGTTCTTGAAGTCCGCTGTCTTTAGGAACCAGTATGCGGTCTGTATTGCGCCGTTCAGTCCGTATCCAATCTTGTGACCGATACCAGACCAATCAATGCTATCCACAATCTCACTCCACTTTGCGCCAAGTAGAGTCCCCAGGGTTTTCACATCCCCTGCGTCCAGTGCTGCTTTCAGCTTATCGGTAAATTCAGAAATGCTACTATCAATCGGCACGGTTTCAAACATATCACCATAGTTCTTACCGCCAGAGCCGCTTCCGCTATTGTTCTTACTGATAATGTTCAATTCATCAATGCCAACCGTAGCGTCCTTAATATCCTTCGCTGCTTTCTTCGCAGACTTACCCGCACCAGAGATAGAATCGCCATAGGAAGCTGCCGCTTTCTGAGTTACAGAAACGGTTGTTGCACCAGACAGACGGGCGAAAAACTGATTGACAATATTCAGCAGTGCTGCAAACTTATCAATCAGAGCGTCCACCGCAGGAGCAATCATATTGATGAGCGGAGCAACCATAGCACCCATGCTGTTCTTGAGGTACTGGAAACTGGTTGCCAGACTGTCCATACTTCCCTTGAACGTACCGCCCATGAGGGAACTGTACATATACAAATTCTGAATACTTTCCTTCATTGCAGCTGTAAGCTGTGAGAAGAGGAATCGAATTGCACGGTACATTGCAATACGCTTTAAGGAAGAGAACAACTGACCCATACCCGAAGTTGTTTGCTTCACCTTGCTACTCAGTTTGGAACCGATAGTACTTCCCAGTTTCTTACAGGCATTCACTGCTGATTTTGCCGCAGTGCTTACCCCCTTCAAGGCGGCTTGAAATGCTTTCAGAGCAACACCACCTACAGCAGAAAATGCTCTTGAGAACACACCACCTACACCTTGCAGAACACCCAGGAATCCTCTGGTCTGAGTAGCGGCAGCAGTTATCTGGGAAGTATACTGAGTGATACCAGAGGTTGCCGCTGTAGCCGCCGCACCCGCATTTGTTGCACCCGCAGGGTCAGCAGGAGCCGCAGTCCCAGTAGGCGTTGCCTGCTGGTTCCCAGTAATATTTCTCATATTCGGAATCTGAATGCCCTGCATATTCTGTAGAGCAGTGCTGAGTGCTTCAACCCTTTCCACACCAGACAAGTCCAGACTATCCAGAGAAGCACCGATTTCAGTTAGTCTCTTAGAGATTGTGGAGGAAATCTTGACATTGCTCAGAGAATTAAGGCTTTTTGTCAAATCTTCAATCTTCTCAATCCCGGACATACTCAGCTTTGCATTGCTGATTGCGTCCAGTTTCTTGCTGATATTGTTCAGACCTGCGCCGCCTTTGGTTGCTGCTTTCAGCTTATTGAAGCTGTTAATCAGAGCGTCTACACCTTTAGCGGCATTTTCGGACTTCGCTTCAATTTGAAACTCAAGACCTTCAATCTCAACTGCCATGATTTATTCCTCCTTCCGTTTGAATTTTGAATTAACCCCTGCCATTATCTGCTTCATGGCTTCCTTACCTGCATTCAGCTTCTTGTGATTCTCTTCTTCTTGCTGCTGTCTATGACGTGCTTCGGTAAGAGGAATAGGAGCCTGCCTATAAGGAATAGGCTTGTGCTTTTTGCTCATAGCGTTGAGTACCGGGGAAGCGTCAACCAACGCTTCATAGAAATACAGACCTTGTAGCCAAAGGGCTTCATTCTGCCGCTCTTTAACCTTTTCATCCATATCCCTGTAGTACCGTGCCATCTCACAATCACCATCCCAGTAATCGTGATAGCCCATACCCAGACTCATGTAATAACCGCAGAGTTTTTCAAAAGTTTCCCCGTAACGATAAACAACGGGCAAGCGGCGGG